AATGTCGCGGCGTCGTCATGCCAGCAGGTCAACGTCGACCCAAACGAAAAAGCCGACCTGATGGCCGGCTTTTCTGTGGGTGCCACTGCAGTCTCTGCGACTGGAGTGGTGGGCGGTACAGGGTTCGAACCTGTGACCCCTACCATGTCAAGGTTGGGGAAGATCAACAAAAACAACGACTAAGCCGATCACCCGCGATCACTTGCGCTCTATGGAAATCAATGGCTTGCCAATGGGGTGGGGTCAGTTTGGGGTCACCTGTTCGGTTCAGGTGCAACCCGTCCTCTCGACCTGATATTGCACTTCGGCCCGCATACGGGTGTGGTGCCAAAGCGCCCAGTGCTCCGATCCCATGAAACCGCCTTGATCGCTGGGTGCATGCCCGGCTCTTCAGCCTGTGGAATGAGATATGCCGGATCACCGGGCCCTACCAAACCGGTCGTACGTCAGCGCTGCCGGCCACAGAGGGCCGCGGATGCTGGGGGGCGGCGCCTGCCCGGTTTAGATGCGACAGTCGGCTTTCGGCCAACATCTCTGTTCCAACTGCTAAATGCACTCGATCAAGCTGCAAGAAGGACCTTTTCTGCACCATCACTAGCGGACGTAACGGGATGAAAGCGCAGTTGCGCCGCATCAGCTTCGGCCTCTATTTCTTGCCTTGCCGCGTCAACAGCGTGTCGCTGGCGGCGGTCCAGCGTCGCGTCATCGCTGCGACTTACCGCGCCAATGAGTGCCGCGTTATTGATTCCTATGAGCTCACGGGCACGCTGCAGCTCAAACAGCCGCGCGCGTGCGTCTCTGATACTCGCACTGATACGCGCAGGATGAAGGACACTGAAGTGCATGACAGCACTAGGCGAACAGAAACCGAACCGAACGCGCTGGCCGCCTTGGACCAACTGCGCAGTTCGCCCGAAATAGTCCAGAAGCTCTGGACGGATAGATACAACGATGTCGCGGACTTCGGTACTAAATCGCCGATTAATCTCCTCTGGCAATGGAGTATCTGCCTGATCCAGCTCCTCAAGCTTGGACAGATTCGCCATACTGGAATAGAGCAACGCCGCCGTTCTAAGCAGGTCGGGGACAGTAGCCGCCGCGGTCATTCGAAGCTGCCCGGGAAAAATCCCCAGGAAAGGCCGTTCAAGTTGACCAATACCTCCCTGCCGCTGATTGGCCATGGCAAGGAAAGATTTCAACGCGTGTTCGATCAGCTTTCGAGCGCCGCCAGCTTGTTTCCCAAACATGCCATCGAGCACTTCGTCGCGAATCAATCTAGACACTCCATTCGCGCCGTCGAAGCAATAGACAATACCCGCTAGGATTCGCTCACCAGTGCCGGAAACGGGCTCCCAGAACAACGGCCGCCAAGCATGCACAACCTTGCTGTCTTGGCCGCCGACATTTCCCACTAAAGTTGTACTCATGGAGTCTGGCCTAAAAGATCTTGTGGCTGCGGAAACCGTTTAAGAATGCGCATTCCCAGAACGTCAAGGCGCTGGGAGATAAGATCGCGCCAAGAACTGCAATCATGTAGCGCGCCAATCTCACTGGCTGCGTCACCTAAAAATCGTCGGTCTAATGTCATCCATCGCGCAATTGCGCCCTGGCTAGCCTGTTCCGCCATACCGCTAAAGCTCGCGATCTCGCACAGAATATTGCGGTCAGCCATCGCCGAACCATTCCCGAGCGCAAAAGCATGATCTATCCACGCCTCCTCAGACCCATCCCACAAGATGTTCCCAAGGTTCCTGTCACGGTTATCGATGGCCTCATCTAAAGCAATCGCTAGAGAAGTGCTGGGAAACGCCATCACGACGTCACATGCCAACTTCGTCAGTTCGTCCGCCTCCTGCGCAGAAATGTCTTGGCTGTCCAAGCCCATGGCCTTCTTGAGGTTCGGATAGCCTGCATCCGCACTCGCAAAAGAGATGCGATCCGGCTCGTTCACCAAATAAGGGGTGGGCACTCTCAGGCCCCATTTCTGCAACAAGATGCCGCAAAGTGCTTCGGAAAATACCATTTCCGGCGGATCCCTCTTCAGGATGGCACCAACTTGCTCACCGCCCTCAATTTCTATCACGCAGCGCAACGCGCCTGTGATGCCTTCACCTGCCGGGGTTTCCGACCCCTCAACTAGCGTCGCCCAAGCCAGTGCCATCCTTGTCCCCTGCTCGCAATCGAGTCCGTAGTTCTGAATACGTTTACCGACAGCCCGAAGACCGGGCGGCCCGCATGACGAGGGGATGGTATCGCCTCGACGTCTTCAGCACCAACTGCTACCCGCCTAGGAGCGTTCGAAGGCGTCTGGTCGCCCCGGCCCGCTCGGGCGGCGTCAAATTGGTCCAGCGTTTGACAGAACCATGCTGTCCCGCGTCAGATCCGCCACAAGAAGCCGACCGCCAGCGACAGGGCGGCCCAATGCTTGGTTCAGGTAGACAGCCTGGAGACGTCCCGCTTCCAATACGGCCGCCATGTCAAAGCTGGCCGGTTTGCCGCGCAGAGGATCGCCTGGCGAAGCTAAGCCTCCCTCCAGCGCCTGGGCGATGACTTGCTCCCCATTGGCGCTCTTGGCGTAGGCAGTGGCCATCATCCGGCCGTTCTTAGGCGACCACCCACCCAGGACGATCTCGGTGTGAAGCTGATCCCGGGGGATGCCGGCCTGGTCAGCGGCCGCCACGTAGTTTGGCCAAAGCTGCTCGATCACCAGCCCCAGCTCGGCCATGAGCTGCTCCATGGTGAAGTCGGCCCGGAAGCTCGCCTGCAGGCTCAGTTCGTACAGCCGGAGGAAGAACTGGGCCGACCCTCGGGTAGCCATTACGACGTTGTGCTGGGGGATCAACAGCAGCTTGGCGCCGGAAGAAGGTTTCCCCGTCATGGCGTCCTCCGCCAACGTGTCCACGGCCACCAGGAGCTTTTCAGGGGTCAGAAGGACGTTGAGGATGCTCATCGAGAAGGCCGGTTCAGGTGGACTGAACTATCACGGCGTCATGCACAACGTGCAATAGGCGTGCCGAGATGAGGCACAGAAGCGCAGATAGCGGCGCCTGAAGCGCGTGACCTAGCTGTCGCCCGGTAGCTTCAGCGCTTCTCTAAGGCGTCGTTCCTGCTGCAGCTGGATTGCAGAGCGCTTCGGTGGAGCGGGCTCCTCATCCTTGGCCGTCAGCTGCTGCACGGCCTGTCGCAGCGGCACGCCTTCCAGGACCCGTGCGGCACACCACCTCTCTGCGTAGCGCTTGCCTTGGCTCACGTTGGCCGCCCTGACCCGCTTTTCCTCCCAAAGCTTCCGACAGGACAAAATCACAGCGACCCCATTGGCATCTGGTTGGACGCTGGCGATCTGCCGGCCGTTCCGCCACAGCCCCCAAGACTCACCGAACTGGACCCAGCCTTGGGGCCGGGGGGCGGTCATGAATCCGGTTTGGTCGCAGGGCGGGCGCATGCCCGGAAGGATACGCCCGGGCGTCTCAGAGATTGCGACTTGGAAAAGACGGTGTCAGGCCAGATGCCCAGCCATCAGCGCACCAAGCTTTTCGACGTTTTCAGCCGAAGGCACACCGAGGTTCTAGGCGAACTGGCGTATTACCAAGACGTAGGAATCTTCCAACACATCTGCCTCAGACTTCGTGGCGTTGATCACGAACTTGGATCGTTCCGCCATGTCCAAGAAGATCTGACGGCAAAGGGCCAGATTCTCTTCATTCTCGAAGTGGTTTGGCCTGTCGCCCCGTGCCCTAATCCGCTCCAGACCGGTGGAGGGTTCAACGTCCAGCAAGAGCATCAGATGCGGGCGCGGCGCGAATTCGTTGGCAGCCGCCAGCTGATCAACGGGAACGCCCGCAGCGCCCTGATAGGCGACCATAGACGGGAAGTAGCGATCGAGGATCACCACTTCGCCACGGCGCAGCGCCGGCTCGATGAAATGCTCAACATGGTCGCGGCGGTCCGCCAAGAGGTACTCAACCTCTTCTTCTGGGCTTAATCGTCCAGACAGGGCAGACTGCCGAAGCTTCATACCCCAGTGACCGTTGGTCGGCTCTTTGCTTGTGGACACGGCAACGCCGGCCGCAATGAGCCGTTCCGTGAGGCCTTTTGCCAAGGTCGATTTGCCGGCTCCATCGATTCCCTCGATGGCAACCAGCAAGCCACCTGGGATGGTGATGCTTGTCATGCGGGGTAGTGTATCCAATTGCCCCGGCACCGCCAGAGGGGCCGCGATGCTACCCCGGGCAGCGGTTTCACAACAGTCTTGACAGGCTGCGTCGGCGGGGCGCGGCCCAGGCGCTCCCGGGTTGAGCGGCCAATGGCCCCGGGTCCAACAGGGATAGGTTGCGCCACCGCGGCAGGCGCGCCCACCGGGTGACGCAGCGCGCCGGCGTAGGCTCCAGCCTCCCCGGTTCGTCAGGGTGCACGCCACGCGAAGGTCAGGGCCGGCAGCGGGGAGTATGGTTCTGCCATGTGCGGCCGATTCGTACAGACCCCGATCCGAGAAGCCGCCAGCCTGGGCTTCCCCCAGCTGGTGGGCGACCTGCTGTCGATGCCGGCCAGCTACAACCTGGCGCCGACCCAGCGGGCGGCCGTTGTGCTGGACCGGGGCGAAGGCCTGCAGCTGCAGCGCCTGGCCTGGGGCCTTCTGCCGTTCTGGGCGAAGGGGAAGAACCTACAGGGGTCGACCATCAATGCCCGCATCGAGACGGTGGCCACTAAGCCAGCGTTTCGATCTGCGTTCAAGAAGCATCGGTGCCTGATCCCGATGGCCGGGTACTACGAATGGTCGGTCAATCCGGATGACCAGGGGAAGGACCCGTGGTTCATCCACGCGGCCGGGCCGCTCTGGGCGGCCGGCCTGTGGGAAGACAAAAGCCCCCTACTCGACCCGGACAATAAGGGCACCTTCACCGTGATCACCGGCGACAGCAGCGGCGTGTCTGCCGATATCCACGACCGCATGCCGGTGTGGCTGTCGCCCAGCCAGGCAAACGAATGGATCTCCGCATCGCCTGACGATGCCATGGCGATGCTGCTGGCCAGTGAGCCCCCGGCCATGGAGGCCTACCGCGTCAGCCGCGAGGTGAATGCGCCTCGCAACAACCAACCCGCCCTGCTGGAGCAGGTTGCCTGACTTACTCAACCACCTCGGGCAGATCCAGCTTCACGCGCGCCAGCATCGCTGCATTGCCAGCGACGTTGGGATGCACGTTGTCTCCGATCTGCATGCCAGCCGCCCAAGCCGCCCCATCGTTGACGTCCGACAGCGCCAGATCGAAGCGCACAGGCGGAAGCAGGTCAGCGCCGAAGTACCCGCCCAGGATGTCCTCGTTGTACTGAGCGCGGAGGGCGGCCGCGGTGGGCAGCGGCGGGAGGCACGCAAGCGAGATGCGCAGCGTGCGACGGCGCAGCTGGCTCAGCAGCGCCTCAACGTTCGCCCGCCACGTTGCCCTGGTGAGGCCAGCCAGGGCGTCGTTGGTTCCGATGAGAATCACCACCACGGTGTTTCGATCGCACAGCCCCATAGCCTCACCGGCGGCAGCACGGAGATGATCAGCGCGCTGACCGCCTCGGGCGATGACTGCGGTATCGATCGCTCCGGCGGCAACTCGCTCGTCCTCCAGCATGTATGACCAGGTCTTGCCATAGTTGGCGGCGCCGATCTGCGAGCCCTCGGTGATGCTGTCGCCCATCAACAGCACGCGGGCGGCGCGTGCAGTGGGAAACGGGTAGTCAGCAACCATCCGGATGCGGTCCACCTTCACGCCGCCGGCGGTGGTGCCGGGGAACACCACACACGGCGTGCCCCACGGCCTACCGCTGTTCGCCCCAGTGCCTGCCCCGTAGTCCAGAACCAGCTGAACGCTCTGGCCGCTAATCAGGTTGGTCAAGGTGATGTCAGTGGCAAAGCGCACACGTTTTACGTCGAGACGAACTCGCGAGCCAGTCAAAGGCCACGGAACCGCAGTCTCGGCGACCGCTGCGGGTGGGGTCGTGGCCCCATCCCAGCGATAGACCCGCAGCTGCCCGGTCACGCCGTCTACGATCGCGGCGGGCGTGTCCAGCACGGTGCCGCTGGCCTCGCGGATCCAGCCGAGACCCCACACTTGGTCCGCAGCAACGATGTCGGCCACTGCCGACAGGGTGCGCCGGCTCAACTGCGACTTTCCGTAGGACGCGGGGTAACTCTTGCTGGCCCAGGTGGATGATGCCTGGCTCACCAGTGCCCCGCCCGCCAGCGCCGCGCCATTGAGTACCCAGCCGGCGGCCGAGCCATTGAAGCGCTCGTCGATAAGCGTCGGCGCCACGACCGGCTCGAGTACATCTGCGAGGGTCTTCGACAGCACCTGGAACTCCACGCGCATCGCCACATTGATCGGCGACACCTGCCATTCCTGGACCTGCCCCAGCCCCGTTGCCTGGGTGAACCCGGTGGTAGACAGGCCCGGGCCAGCACCCGCTGACCCGTCGTACCTCACGTTGTTACCGATGACCGAACGCATATACACATGGCCGCCTGCAGGAACAAACGTCTGCGGGAAGCTCTCACCTGCCCGCCACGTGTTGGTTCCGTTCCCAAACTCCACCTGATGGCGCGCGATCACCACCTTGTTCGCATCCTGCGCCTCGATGATGGCTTGCCCCGCGCCGGCGAACACCGCTTGCACCTGGCTCATGTAGCCGCCCGGTGAGGGCTCTGCGATGCCGTATCCGTTGGCGACGTTCGCATTGCCGGTGTAGGTCGCAGAGACAGAGCCCAGCGGCACGATACTGGCGTCGACGTCCTCAAGTCCCAAGTATCGGGACGCGAGGGTCGCATTTGCTTCGGCGCTCGACGCCGCGGTTTCCGCGCGCTCGACACGCTCCGCCAGAGGCGGCGACTCCTGTCCTTGGTAGTCAACGCGAAGCGATATGCGAATTGCGGGGCCAATCACCGGTGAGCCCTGGATGTCCCCAACGTTCACCGAGTCACCTACCAGCCAGCGGGCCGAGCCTGGCGGCGTGCCACCGGGTTCGTCAAAGCAAATGTTCACGCCGGAAATCGGCTTATACACGACGTAGGAACCAGCGTCGGCGGTGTACTCGGGGGAGATGGTCACAACACCGGGGGAGGTAATGGAGACAGGCAAGATGGCTGCAGTGTACGTGCCGGCCCCGTTTGCGCGCGGCGACAGCACGTGGAACTGCCCGGACGCGGCACCCAGGAACCTAGCGGAGATCCTCAGCAGCAGCGCGCGGAAGGGGAGCGGCACAGCGTTGCCGAACATAGAGGTGGCCACCGCCGGGCCGCCGGCTGCCGTGGTCGACCCAAGCACGGCGCTCTCCAAATCCCCCGTATCGCCCAGCAAGTAGCCCAAGGCAGCCACGGAATCTCGACTGGCCTTCTCGGCAATGGTGTCTGCCCGCAGCCACTGCCAGGCGGTGCCGCTCCATCGATATTGCCCGCTGTTGCTCACGGACTGCCCGGACACCGGATCCACGTGTGTGCCCGGATCGTTGATCACGTCAGCGGCAAAGCCGACGCCACGAGTCGTATCAGCCTGCAGCGCGGCCCAGGACGCATATCGTTTGAGGCCGTTGGCGCTGACGAACTGGTCGAAATCCGAGAGAATTCCGTTCCAGCTGCGACGCGCACGGCCCAGTCGGTCGGTCCACGTGAACGCTGCACCGTTGATGCCCGCGTCGAGGTTCTCAGCATTGTCGTACAGGTCCAGGGGCGAGCTCGAGCCCACCGGGTTGCCGGTGTTGTATCTGGTCATCAGGGTGTATCTCCGGTGGCGCTACGGCGCGTTGGCGTCGTCGTATTGGTAAAAAGCGGGGTCGTACTGCAGCGCGGTCAACTCGACCGATCCGTCGTCGCCCGGGTTCAGTTCGCTCAGCACCGCGTCGTACCCAGCGCGCGTGCTGTCGCAGAAGATCAGTTCCGGCGGGTCAATGGCCGGGTCATCCATGATCCAAGTGCTGTATGCGTGCTCGGCCGGCAGCGCTGACGCGGCGATGCTGAGTCGGTGGTCGTCGATCCGGGTGGGCACCATGACCGCCGACAGCGAGCCGTCCTGGAACCGAATCAGGCAGCGCGGGGCGGCCAGCGACCAATCCAGGTATTCGCCTACCTCGACCACCAGCCGCGTGCCTTCGATGTAGGCAGCCTCGATCATGGTGCTGGTGGTGCTGGACCCGGGAATGTCGTCGAACAGCTTCACCCGGTCCCCGTACTGGTACACCAGGCCCATCATCTCGGTCTTCGTCGTGTAGGTCAGGCGCTGGCCCTGGTGCTTCATCAGCCGCCGCATGCCGATGCGGTACGCCCGGTTGCGCGTGCCCACGCCCTGCAGCTCGAAGGTCTCCACCTTGCGCGCAGTGTCCGCGCCGGGCAGCCGGCATTCCACCGTCTCTGCCGCCCACGTCACGTCATCGATGTAGGTGATGTCCACCCCGTCGAAATCGTCCGGGCCCGGGGCAGAGAACGCCGTGGTCAGCTGCTCGATCTGCCGCTGCGGCGAGATGCCGCCGCGCCACGCCTTGATCCCCTCCCTTCCTGCCGAGCACATGGAATCGATCAGCAGGAAGTAGCCCATGCCGGCCTGCGCAGCCATCTGCAGGATGTCCAGGGCGCTGGTGCCGGACTTCTCCGCGCTGAGGTCGAAGAACTCCCCACGCGGCGTCCAGTAGGTGCTCTCCAGGTGGGCGAGTGTCTCGCTGTCCACCTGGTCGTCGGGCAGGCCCAGGGTGCGCATCACGTGCGTCATGGCGCCGCTGATGGTCCGCGCGGTCCCGGTGTCGTACTGCCGCGTGGCCTCAACGTTGAACCGACGGTCGCTCTGGGCCGCCAGCTTCGTGCCGGTGGTGACGGTCAGCCCGATGGTGGTCAGATCCGCGTAGCGGGTCGGGCGCTGCGCTAGGCGCGCACGCAGGCCCTGCCAGTAGCAGGCGTCCCGTGCGGAATTGCCGCCGCGCTCGGTCACCCGCCGCACCCTCACCTCAATCTGCCCAGGCGTGGGCAGCGTGATTCGCTGGGTGTAGCCCAGGGCGTCTTCCGACATCTCGGTGTAGGTGTGCGAGCGCACCGACCACGGGGCGCCCGAACCATACACGCGCCACGCAACCCGGATGTTCACCGTGAAGGTGCGCCTCTTCCCCTTGTCCGTGTACCAGATCAAGCCGCCGGGGAAGTTGATGTCGTACTCGAAAGCGTCGGTCGTCTCGCCATCTGGGCACACGAGGAACGGGCCCAGCCAGTCCTCCCCCTCCTTGAGCCCGGTTGCCCGGTAGTCCGTTGAGGTCCTGGACGTCCAACCCGGCCAGCTGGTGTCCGGCACGCCGGCCTCAGTCAGGCGCTGAACCGTCAGGGTCAACCCCGAGACGGCGGAAATGCGGTACTCGCTCTGCCCGCGCGACATTGCCAGCGACACCGTGCCAGGCGGCAGGCCGCCGAAGGCCGTGCCGGTGGCGCTGTCGTAAGCCAACGTCACCCGCGGCTGGATGGCAGGCGTGCCGCCAGTCGTCGCGGTCCCAGCCACGGCGCTGGGGCTGGTGCCGAACACCCCCACCGGCAGCCCGCTATAGGCGATCGTGCCGCCGGCGTAGGGGCTTGCCGCCTCGGCAATGGTCACCACCCCGCCAGACTGGGTGGCCACCAGGCCGCTGTCCACCAGCTGGTCGTTGATGGCGGTGAGCAGCACGCCCAGGGTGATGTAGTTGGCTTCCAGCGCGACGCTGTAGGTGGTGCCTCGCCAGATCACGTTGAAGGTGGCCGGCGTGCCGCTGTAGTCGAAGACGGTGGCCGCCGCTGACCCGCTCAGCCGCGAGGGGCTGCCGCCCACGCCAGGAACCGCGGGAGTGCCTGCGGCGTAGCTCGCCACGAACAGCGCATAGTCCGCGCCGCTGTAGGTGAGCAGCACGGGCATACCCACGTAGGGCGCCAGCTCCGCGACGGCGCTGCCGGCGATCAGCGTGTAGAGGCCGCTGGTAGACGCCTGGAATGTGGCCGACGCCTTGATGGTCAGCACCGCCCCGGCAACCCACGCGCTCGGCACCGACGTAGCCGGCCGCTCTCTGCCGTCGGCGTCGGTGTAGGTGGCGTTGTTGAGCGTCAAGACGTTGCCGCTCACCGTTACCGAGTCCGCGTTGATGCTGGTCTCGGTGTCGGCGGTCTCGCTGAGGTCCAGGCCAGCCGTGCCGGACGCCGTCGCACCCACCTCCGTGGAGTTCACCCAGTTCTCAGACCGCTCGTCTCCGCCGACGTCTGCCCCCGGCGGGTAGATCGTCATCTGCACGTCGTCACCGAAGGAACTCAACGGCGTGTTGCCCAGGCGGGCCGACCCGAACGGGATCACGTGACGGCCTTTGCCGACGCAGACGAACATGTGCGTGCGGTAGGTGTTGCCGCCGACGAAGCGGGAGACGGGCTGGACCAGGTAGTCGGCCCAAACCCGGCAGCGGCCCAACACTTCACGGATCGGGCTACCCAAGCGCGCGGTGTTTGCCCGGGCGGTGTCCAGGCTCAGGGAATCGCCCTGGCCATACCGGTTCCCGGACGGCATGTTGGACGCCATGTAGATGGCGTAGGCTGCCATGACTGCCACCACTACCCAGTACACCACCGCGGCCACACCCTCATAGTGCGGTATCGGGTAGACCCGGACGTCGGAGTCAGCGTCGATCCAGGTGAGCGCCCAGGCCTCGGGCGGCACCAGCGCACCTCCCACCTCGATATGAATGGGATGCGGGCCATCGCCGGGGTAGCTGGGGATGTTGGATCGCAGCCAGCCGTCCACGGTCGTGCGGCCGTGCCGGTGGACTTCCAGCGCTTCGCCCGGCAGCCGAGACGGGAATACCTGGATCACGCGTAATACTCCACCTTATTGAAGCGGCGCTCGAACCGCGATACCGGCAGCACCGTCACATTGCGGCCCTCGTTGCATTCCAAGGTGCACATGCGGCCATCGACCTGCACCAGCACGGCCACGTGCGTCACCATGCTGCCCTCGTAGCAGAAGGCCACTGCCCCCTCCACCAGGTCGCTGCCCCGGCGCTGCTGGGCCGCCTGTGCGGCCAGCTCGGGCAGTTCGTCCCGCGCTGCCCCGTCGTGCTCGTCCCACGGTTCCAGCCCCAGATCGCGGCGAACCTCGTTGACCACCCCGTAGCAGTCCAGGTTCGGGAACGCCCGCCCCCCGCTGACCCAGACGACGTCCAGGTATTTTTCCAGATCGATGTTCATGAGATGTAGCGCAGCCCCGGGTGTTGGGTGAGGGTGAAGCGATCACGCGGCCAGGCCGTGTCGAGGATGTTCATGAAGCCGGCAGTGATCTGCACTTCGGTGGCCGACCAATGGCCGCCCTTGATCACCATGGCAAGCGGCTTCTTCACCGGTGCCATCAGGTCGTTGTGCAGGTACACGCGAAGCGTCACGTGCATCGGCTGTCGGGCGGCTAGCGCCGCACGGATCGCCGTGCTCACCACCCCGTTGACGTTGCTCAGCGCGAACCGCAGGTCTTGGACACCGTCGGCGTTTCGGGCTGGCTTCGCCACGTCCATACCGCAGGCTTGGAACGTTACCGCCTGCCCGTTCTCCAGAACTGCGTTGATGTCCTGCCACCCTTTCACCAGATAGTGCGTAGTGCCGCCAACGCTGATTGCAAGCGTCTCGTGCTCCACCTCTGCGCCGCCTGACGCGTAGAGCCTTTCCAGAATGCTCATGCTGCGGGCCACTCCCTGTTCGCCGCCACGTCGATCACCGCCGACCGCAGGAACCCCTCGGGGTATTCCGACCAACCGTCAGCCAGCAACGGGCGCTGGTACATCTCCAGCTGCGCCGTGTAGATCCAGTCGTTGCCGGCCGAGAGCGTGGGGCCGTCGTAGATGTCGACGAACCGGCTCTTGTAATAGTCCATGCCCAGCGGCGTGCGCAGGCGGCAAGCGAACCAGGACACCCCGTCTTCAAGGCCTTCCTGGAACCACTTCTCGAAGAGCGCCGCAGTAGCGTCCGCGAGCAGCCAGCGCACCTCCACCTGCGTCGGGGTGCTGGTGTAGGCACGCCTCGGAAGCGAACGGCCGCTCACGAACGTGGCTCGTTTCATCGGCGACACGTGCCGCAGCCCGTAACCCTCTCGAAGCGGCTCGGGCAGCCACTGCGGCTGCATGATCAATGCCATTACCGCACCTTCCTTCCAACGTTGTGGGTGGCGCGCATGGTGCGAGAGATGCCCGTACCGCGCGCCATGTCGGCGCTGATCTGGCTCTTGGCCTCCGAAACCGCGCGGCGCACGGTCAAATCCAGCATCTGACGCTCGCGCTCGGACGTGCTGCCGTTGACCTCAAAGTTCATGTGGAACTGATCGCCCTGGCTGCCGCCGTTGCCGGTATCGCGGTTGACCCGGTCCAAGGTCGCGTCCAGCTTCGCGCTGGTCGAGGCCGTGGTGACGCGTTCGCCCTTCTGCAGCAGCCAGGTGCCCGTCTCCGGCACGCTGTCGATGCCGTCGTGTGCCATGCCGACCGCGGCGATGTTGGACACGATGCCGGCGGTGGCGGCTGCTACTGATGCGATCGCGGCAAGGTTCGTTGGCCACGGGTTTGCCGCGGCCATGGCCATACCCTGCTGGATCGCAATGACAGACTGGGCGATAGCCGCTGCCTTCTGCACGACAAAAGCGGCCTTGTAGAGGGCCGACTGTTCGCCAAAGCTGGATCGCATCACCTCTGTGACGCTGGAGAGGGCCGACTGCGCCTCAACGGTGGCCACTTGCCAGCGGGCGCGGTCCAGTCGCTCCAGATTGGCTTGGTGTTCCTCGCGCAGCGCCAGCTCCTGCGCGTTCCAGTCCGCCTCAAGGTCGATCCGGGCGCGCCGGTTCTCGTCCAAAGCCTGCAGCTGCGCCGCGAACTTCTTCCTCTCCGCTTCAGCCGCCTCGTCGATCTTGCCGAACTCGCCGCTCGATCCGCCGAACAGAACATCGGGGCCCTTGTAGTCAGCCGCGCCATTCCCTCCCACCTGCTGGATAGCTTTGGCTGCCGTCGCCGCATAGTCCTTATCGTTGGCGGCACCGGCAGCCGCGGCCGCCTGGAGCACCTTCAGCCGCTCCCGAGCGAGATCAAGCCCAACGCCGTCCTCTCGGTTCAGCTCGGCCTTGAGCTTCGTGAAGTCCTCGGTGGCCTTTGCCGCCTTCTCGTTCGCGTCCCGAACGCCGTTGAGGCGGTCGAGCTCTTCCGCCCATCCGCGCAGCGTCTGCTGCTGCTGCGCGTTGAGCCCGCGCAGTGCCCCGCTCGCAAGCTCGAAGTTCAGCTGCTGGATCTCCGTCGCCCGACCCGACTTATCAACGCTGGTATCGAACAGCGCGATCTGTCTCTGGTACTGGAGATTGGCCGATGCAAACGCGCGATCCAACTGCTTCGCGGCCTCGGCCCGCTTCTTGGCGCTCTCAGAATCGGCAGCGGCGGCAGCAGCGGCAGCTCGTGCCGCAGGATTACCGGTTATCCCGGTGCCACCGGTCGTTGCCACAGCAGCCTGTGCACGAGCGGCCTGGGCGGCCAGCTCCTGGCCCAGCGCCAGCTTTGCTGTCTCCTTATTCACCTCCGCCTGGAGACGCTTGATCGCGGCATCCGGAGTTCCCAACAGATCCGCCGGGATCAGCTCCTTCGCGTTCAACATCGAAAGGCCGATCGTGCCACGCGCCTTCTTGACGGCCGCGATGGTGTCGTTGAGCCGCTTGATCCGGTCTTCGACTCGCACGGTATCGGCTGCGTCTGGACCGTTAAAGCGCGCGGCCAGCTCTTCGGCCACAAACCCTGTTGCGCTTGCAAAGTTGGCCGTGAACTTAGCCAGAACGCCCATGGCCTCGATCGCGCCGGAGATGATGTTGTTGAAACCCTCGCGAACCTGAGGATCGTTCAGCGTGCTGATCAACGTGTTGACCGCATCTGTCGCACCGGCCAGGCTCCCCTCCCCACCGGTGGTGAGGTCGTTGATGGTGTTCATCAACGCCGAAAGCGCACCGCCGAAGGTGTCCCGCGCAGCTGCGGCAGCGCCGCCATAGGACTCTTCCAGGATCTCCAGAATCATGACCTGGGCCTCACCTTCCTTGCCGGCCTTGACCAGCTCGTCGATGGTCCCCCGCACCTCCTTGGTGAACGCTGCGCCGAACCCAGATTGCGCCAGCGCAGCTGCCGCCTTGCCTGGGGATTCCAAAGCGCGGCCGATGGTCTCTGCCGACTGCGACACGCTGATGCCCAAGCGCGCCGACTGGTCGATAACCGCCTGCATCGCACGCGGGATGTTTTGGCCGAGGATGCCGGAATAGGACAGCAGGCGCGTCTGCGCCTCAACAATTTCGCCACCGCTGAAGGTCGACTTTGACGACAGCGTGTCGGCCATTTCCATCAGCTGCTTGCGCGTGTACCCAGCCGCGCCACCGGTCGATCGGATGATTGCATCGAGCTGGGCGATTTCCCGTTCTGCCGCGATGCTGTTGCGGGCGATCAGGATCACGGCCCCAGCAAGGGCGGCGCCAAGCGCTACGCCCGCC